TGCATTGGTATGGTTGCTGATGCGGGTGATTAGAGGGGAGCGAGACCGACAAGCGAAACTAGCACGTGCCAGGAGAGATGGGGGTCCCCGCCCTGGTGAGCTGGGTGGTGATGACACAGATGGAAGCGAAGGTGGGGTTCCTGGAGGGCCGTTTGTTTGGCAAGTTTCAAAACGCGAAGCGAAGACAGCAGTGAGGACGAGAGGTGAGCAAGGCACAGGTGACGATCAGGGTGCTGGCACTGCAGCAAGCTCATCAGGTGGGCTAATCTGCGAAGGTGGTGAAAGTGATGAACAGTGTGGAGACATGTCATCTGGTGTGACCGCGGCAGTGTTTGGAAAGCAGTCGAGGAATAAGATCAGCAAGGTCTCAAATTTTGACTTGTCTGGTAGGTGGGATGAAATAGAACAGGGCAAGCCAGTGGGAGCTTACATGAAGTTGCAATGCGACTCCGCGGCCAACGGAGAACCAAATGCTTACTCATGTGTTATGGGAAAGCAATCAATACAGAAAGCATTATTCTTGCCAGTATCTATGACTCTAGAGATGCTGAGTAGCGAAAGGTGGACGTGCTCGTTGTGTGGAAAAGAATTGTCAAACAAGGAGCTCCAAATCTTGATCGACAAGCGTTCCGGAAATGGAGAACCAGAAGAAGAAGTGGGAACTTGGCGTTGGAGCCAGAAGCGTGGAGACTATCTGTGGATCCCTACACAAGGTGGCAAAGGAGCGCGCGACTGTGCTGGGTCATCTAGTTCGCGGAGGCAATTCAGGAGGGGAAAAGCGGATGGGCAGAGAGGCCAAGATGACGCAGGAGGTGAAGAGCCTGGAGCTGAGCCTGATCCAGACACTCATGGCGAGAATTCGTTTGTCTTTTGCAGTTGCGGAGGAGTATTTATGAAAGGAACAGCAAGAGATTTGACTGATCTGTATTTTGACTATCCTTCAGATGAGGATGAACCACACATGTATTTGTTCCAGCGACCCCAAAGAGCCACTGCAACACAATCAGAGCCAACATGCATAAAGTGTTGGAGGCGCAGCAAGGGACC